GCGGGTTTTGTTTTATGAACGTTGCCAAACCCAATCTTCGAACTTCCTATCGGTTAGATAATCATCTAACTTAGCAAGATAAAATCCTTCTGAATAATATAAGTGTCTGTACTCATTAACGGGTTCCTGTAGAAAAGCACAAAACCACTTACTTCTATCAAACTTAAATATCAATAAAGGATGATCTGCTCCATTTTCTTTCTGTTCTCTAATAGTTTGTTCCCACCACTCTACGATCTGTGGATTTTTACCCGTCAATAGTCTACTTGTTAAATGATCATTTTTGTAATGTTTTACTTCAACACTATACTTCATTAGTTCTTTGGGGATATATACATCTCCCTTTAAACCGTGCTTAGCATCTAAAGCACCGGACAGTGGTATTCTTTCCCAATTCCATCCAGTATCCTTAGTAAGAACCTTACATACAGCAGTCTCAGCCCTAGTACCTTTAGCTTTACTTTTATTTGCTACTGCCATTCTAACCTCGATATCTTCTCTTCCTTTATTACATTAATTTTAGTAAGTAGTGGGTGAGACCAATTATGACTTACTAAGAAAGTATTTAATTCGTGTTCTTTTAGTAGGACTTCAATAAGTTTTTCTCTGCCTTCATCATCAAGAACTCCTATTACTTCATCTAAGAATAGTACATTAATTCTTGATTTAGCTAGTGTACTCATCAATTTTCTAATTGCTAATAATGTAGAAGTATTAACTCGTGCTAACTCTCCACTACTTAAAGCAAGTATATCAATATTCTTTCCATCATCAGATATAACTACATTTAGCTTATCATTTGTAACTACAAATTCTAATCCGAATCGTCCATCAGATAGTTCCGCAAGATATTGATTTACTAAATCTTCTAAGTCTTTAACAAGATTTTCAATTTTATAAGCAACTAAACCATTAGTACTAAAGGCTTTCTTTAATACTTCCAGATTAGCATACACATCATTAGTTTTCTTTAGCTTAGACTCTTCTCCAAGTAGCTTTAATTTGAACTCTTTTACTTGTTTAATTAAGTAATCTAGTTCAGTATTAAATTTTGTAATTTCATTATTTTGAGATGATATATCCCTAATCTCAGTTTGTTTTTTAGAAATTTCTATAGTGAGATTATTGATTTTTTCTTCTAACTCTCCTTTGTCTTCAGTCTTACTAGGCATCTTACTATCTATTAAAGTAGATAATTTTTCAAAATTTTTAATAGTTGATTGATGTTTTTTATAGTCTTGAAGCTGTTTCTTTAGATTAACTACAAGGTTTTGTACCTCTCCCTTCCTCCTAGTACTTATTGATATTGTTTTACTTTGCTCATCTACTAATTCTTTTGTTTTATCAGAGTCAATATCTTGTAAACAAGTAGGGCAACTATCCCCCAAACTTTCGATTTTATGTAGTACTGTATTTGCTTGATTAATAATAGTTTTTAAAGATGTAAATTCTTCATTAAGCTCTCCGATACCTTCGGGCATCTTAACTTCTTTAGTTAATTCATTAGCGCTAAGATCTGATAACTGGCTCTTATATTGGTTATTGATATTAATCTTATTATTAATTTCTAGGATGTTATCAAGTTTTGACTGTACTAAAGCTCTTTCGGATATAGTGTCTTCTGGTGTTTCGGGCATTTCCAGTAGTCTCTTCTTAGTGGTACTTGTTATAGGGTTAGTTTCTATCCAAGATTTAATTGTATCTATACTACCTCTAATCTCTGATACTTCATTAGATGCATCTTTATGAGCAGATTTAAAGTTATCAAAAAGGGTAAGATAATTATCTAAGTTAAGTAATTCTATAAGGAACTTCTTTCTATTAGTATCTGTAGCTGTTAGAAACTGTAAAGAACTAGTAGTGCTTTGATAAACTAATTGACTAAAAGTTTTGAAATCCATACCTACTATATTCTGTATAGATTTAAAAGTATTGGTTGCTGTATGTGATGAGATATCTTCTCCGTCACATTTTAATACTATTTTTATACTTGATTTTCTATTTATATCAATAGAGTATTCTGTACCATCTACTTCAAAGTCTAGCATAATACTATAACCTTTTTCTGGGTTATTTCTATTTACAATATCTACTTTCTTTATGCCTTTAGAGTTTTTGTTAAATAATGCTTCCTCAATTAATAAAGGGATAGAACTTTTACCTGTTCCATTTGTTCCTACTAATTGAACAATAATATTTTCTTCTAGGTTTAAGGTATTATTATCCCCATAAGATAAACAATTTGACCACTTTAGTTTTTTAAGTATAATCATGGAATACTCCTAAAACTTCTTTTACTTTCTTTTCATTTAATCCCATAATATACTGTAAGTATTCTGATAATTCATCTTCCAAAGTCATATCAGAAGTTAAAATAAGAGCTGAATCATTGTGTCTTTTAATAAGTTTTTTATCTAACAGTTCATTATCTTTATCTACTTTGATTAATTCAGATACATCCCCTTCTAATTCATAGATAGTATGATGATAATGAGTTTTAATCATTTGATCCGGGTGACTAACAGTCTGACGAATAAGCTGAGGTAATTTTAGCTTCATCCAAGACCAATCTAATGTTTTACTATCAAATAATAGTACTCCTGTATCTACAGGATTTCTATGGAATGAAGTAGTAACAGGACTACCTGGGTAAACTATATTTCTTTGTGAGTTAGAGTGGGAATGTAAATCTCCAGCAATAACTAACTCCCATCTATCTAACTTTGTTAAATTAATTTCAGGAGTAACGTGTGGAGGTATCTCTCCTCTAACATGAGTAAATAGGGTTCTACCTTTAAAATCCTTGGGATCAAATTCTTTTAGTCTATTATATGGTATAATATCCATATCTTCTAGTGTATAATAGTCATCTATAACCTTTACTAAAGGATTTATAGCGTTTGTTACTTCTTTTAAGTTTGTAAAGAAAGTCGTGTTCTTTTTTAATGCTTCATGGTTGCCAGGATATATAATAGTTTTTACTTTAATATCCCTAATATATTTGAAATATAGACTTAACTCATCTAGAGTTGGCATCCTATCAAATAAGTCACCTCCAATAATATGAAGGTCTACTGTTTTTTCTAACTTATATAGTTCTTTGAATAATAGTTTATACCTATTAGTCGCCCATTCACGTGGAACACTTTTCTGTCCTAACTTGATGTGCCAATCTGCGCTGAATAAAATTTTCATAGGCCTTTTCCTTGGGTAATAAAAAGCCCCAGACTATGGGGCTTTTAACTTTTTTATAACTTACAAAAGTTCAGCAACTTCCTCTGCAACTTCCGTTGGTACATTAGTTGGACTAACATTCTCTAGAATTCTGGTTTCAATGAACTCCTTCTGTTGGTCAGCATTAGGACGGTTAATAACATCATCAATATTAGGAAGCTCTTTGATAGCTTCTAACTCAGCTTCATCTAAAGGTCGTACTTTGCACTTTAACACTTGTAAAGTGTATTCAACATTAAAGGGTAGTGGGCCTGTCTTTTGCTTCTTGAAAGCTAAGTCCCAACCAGTTACTGTATCTGTAGGGTCACCTAAATCTTCTGCTGCGACCATAACTGCTTCAAATAATTTCTTTTTAAGGTTAAGTACTTTAACCTTACCGTCGTCTGGGTCAATGCACTGTACTGCATACGCCCATGAACATTTCATGTCTGTGTGGTAGTGTCTTACCCAGTCTTTTTCAATGTTCGTAAATTGTTCTTTATCTCTATCAAACCCTAAGCATTCCATAGGAACTCGCTTACCGTCTGCTGTTGTTACCCAATAAACATATCTAGGAAGAACATCTCCTACTATGCGGATAACATTATTGCCTTCTTTATATGTGTATGCATCTACTGATGATTTTTTTGCCTTACCTGTAACATTCTTAAATGTAATTGCCATCTTCTTTTTCCTCGTAATAAAAATTTATATTATCTTGCTCATCAAGTTCTAATAGAGGATTGTCCTCTATATCTTGTTGAGTTATCTCTGTATATCTATATGGTAAGGTTTTTATTCCTTGCCACTTGTAATCTAAGTAATTTCTATAACTTGCTAGTTCCATATAGGCAACCATCTGTTCTAGAGTTACTTGAAGTTTATTCTTAAATATCGCTTTAGGGTTTAGTAAAAAACTATCCCCAGTTATATCTTGTCTGTAAAACCGGCTTATACTTTTATCTTTTTTGGGTACTTTAATACTATAGGTATAGATAACCATCAACCTTACTGTATTTTTTGTTTTACCCTTACTAAGTTTAAGCACCTTTTCCCAGTCGTAAAATATCAACTTAAATCTCCATTTTAGAATTTATATTATACCAAAGTTTAACCTCTTTGTCAAGAGTTATTTTTTATAGGTATATCATTAACCCCTTTTCCCTATACACTCCGTGTGCTTGTAAAGTTACTCTAAGGTCGTCGTGTGAAGTAGGTACTTCATTAGCCAACTGATGTAGAGTTTGCCCATTATGTATGTATAAGGTACCTTCTGTGTAC